CAGTGCCGTGGGCATCACCAACGCCCATCTGGGAAATGTTCCAGGGAATACCCAACGCATCCGCGTTGGCCTGTTTCGCCTCCCCCACCTTGGTGAGGATGGCGAAGAATTGCGAGTTAATGTCAATCATGGGTACACGTCCAGGGTGTCAATGGTGTGCTCACGCCCTGCCGCGCCGAAGTAGCCTGTAACGTCAATGTCACGTTGCATCGGTGGGTAGACGTTGATTTCATCGCCTTCATAGAGGGCGACGCCAATGTTTAAAGCGCCTCGGGTTTCAAGGCTGATTGCCAAGCCCGTCATGGGGCGACTGACGGGCTTGGCGTCGTCTATCAGTCGCTCCAGCTCTTGATACAGCTCTTCGGTAATACCGGAGTCCAGCACGCCCACCTTCAAGGCAAAGGTGCCGGGCACGCCTTCAGGCACCGTCTGCCACCACTCCATGACCTCGATCAGGTAGCCCAGCGGTTCCACCACGCGACGCAATGCGCCAATCGTGCCTTTGTGCTTGTGGATGTAGTAGGAAGCCTTGATAGCGGCGCGCTTTGTCGCTTCCGACCACCGATAGTCCCAACGGTCTACTGACCAAGCCCAGGCCAAGTGCAGCAGCAAGTGGGCCGGGCAAGTGTCAGCGTTGTAGAGGGTGCGCAACGGAACAATGGTTTTTTCAAAGAACGCCGCCTCCATGGCCCGTTCCAACGGCGTGCTGTTGTTCGGCAGTAGACTTTTCATGTCAGCCCGCCAAATTCACATCAAAACCAGTGCAGAACGCCGCCTGTGCTTTCGTTGGCTCCAGATCCTTCCACCCGGTCAACTCCACCCGCGAAACGCCGGCTACGTGCAACTGTGCGTCTACAGCGGAACGCGCAACCACCACCCCCAACCGCTTGCGGGGGTTGATCCATGCTGCCAAGCGGTTCTTTGCTTCGGTCAGACTGGCATCACCCTCAGGCCCGGCACTGTTCATGTGTAGGACGGCGTCAATCCGATAGGGAAGAATTTGCGCCCCCTGGACAGTCACTCGATCACCAAGCGGGCGAACGTCTTCATCATCGAGCGCCGCCGCGACAGTCGCAAGCAACGCCGGCGACGCGGTACCGTCTCCCTCTGTACTCAGCACCGTTACGGTAACGCACGCCGGAGAGGGGCTTTCCGCCGTGGCATCCCTGACCAATCCTGACGCGTTACGCGCATGCAAGATGTAGCTGTTGCGCGGGCCCGCAGTGGTCAGTCCCTCATAAGACAGCTGGATACGCTCGCGAAACGAATCATCATCCTCAAGTACTTCCTCAACGGGTGGCACCGCCAGCAGGTTTTCGGGCCGAATGACCAGGCGCTTCAGATTGACGTTTGCGCCAAGTTGATCGAGGTCACCGCGTATGGCATGGGCCAGTAGCAACGCCTTGCAGCCGTCGTTAACACGCGCCCGGTTGGAGACCTTGATATAAGCCGCAAGCTCAACCAGCTTGGTGACTGGATCGCTCTCAAGGGCCGCCGTCCAGTTTTCGCCCATGGCGCCGCGAAACGCGGCCAGCCCTTCCTCGTAGGTCTCTTCAAAGTCCAAGGGTTCCAGCACCTCCGGCGCCGGCAATGCCGACAGATCCACGATGCTCATACACTTACCTCCAAGACAAAGCTGTCGCCCAGGTACTCACCGGAAACGCTCATGTTGATTTTCCCGTCCAGCAGAGAAAGCGCTGTGACTTGCTCCAGCTTAAAGCGAGGCTCGAAACGCCCCAGGGCCCGGGCGGCCTCTGCCTGGACCGAGCTTTTCCAACCGGCGTTTATTGGTAAATCAACAAACAGGCGCAACTTGCTGCCGTATTCCGGCCGGTGCCGGCGACTGCCCAGGGGAGTGCCCAAAATATCGGCGATGGACTGTCGCAAATGCTCAATGCCGGATATGGGCAGGCCAGTGTGGCGGTCCATTCCGATCATCTGGCTTATCCCTCCTGGGCGGCGTATTCGGCACTGTTTTGCAGGAAGGCCACAGCCTCTTTGTCGGACTCCGGCACCACTACCAGGCCCTTGGCCACCGGATAGGTTCGGTCGGTTTCAGGCACAACCAGGGTGCGCGACGTGTACACCAGGTCGCGGAAGGTCAGCGTCGCCGGCGCGGCCAGGGCTTGCTCTTCGGTTACGGGCTTCTCGATGGTCTTGGCCATGATTTCTCCAGGCATGAAAAAGCCCGCGCGCGGCGGGCTGTGAGTGAATGGGGTTAATGCTTATGGTTGGGGCTGTTGCCGCCTGCGTCCATGATCTTGCCGAGACCGGTAACATCTCCCGTGACCAGCAAAGTCCCGTCAACTTTGACCGCACCTATCAGGCCGATGTCGCCAGCCGTTACCGTAACGGAAGAATCCTCCACCACGGCCGAAGTGCCACCGACCGAGATTGTTACTGTGCCACTGGGCACGGTGATGGTGTAGGACTTGGCCTCCCAGTCGTAGACCAGCGAGCCACCATCGTCAAAGCGCCAAACCTCTACATGGTTGCGGTTATCCGGCGGCCCGCCGGCATTGCCATACAGGCCGGGAATAAACGTTCCCATGCCCGCCTGGCCACTTGGATTGAACAACACCCCCTGTTCGCCCAGGCTGGGCGCCCGCCAGTGCCGCGCCTTGCCAGCCGCCAGGCTATGCCAACGCACCCAGGCACTTGTCCATTCACCATCACTGACACGCACCGCAGGGGCCGCCAGATCTACGCCGACCACCACGCAAGGCATCAGCATGGCGGCGATCATGCGGTCATGTTCCGCATTGGCATAGCTCACGGCGGGTCACCGGCCGGGAAAAAATCTTCTCTCGGGTCATCATTGATGCCGAGCATCAGCGAGCCGGGCGGCTCATCGGGCCACGGCCAATGAAATTCACCCACTTCAAATGGCTGAATCCACTGCACCGACCACATCACAAATTGCTCAAGATTCTCCTGGGGGGCTTCTGGCTGGGCGTGTATCTGCTCCGGCGGGCCGGTGACAAAATCCAAGCCTCCCCAAAACTGATCTTTCAGGATCACCGCCAATTGAGACGCCAGAATAGCGGCCTGCAGCGATGCCCTGGGGCGGTCGGCCTCAATCAAAATACAAGACTGAAAACGGCCAATCAGCGCCGTTTTACCCTCCCCCCGATCAGTGCCCAAAGTCATGTCAGTAATGCCGTACAACAGCGCCGGCGTTTGGACGTCGGCGTCCAACTCGGGGAACTGCTCAACGTGCAAAACCTTTGGCATACGCTCGCTGATAATGCGAGTGATCGCATCATGTAATGTCGTCAGTTCGCTCATTGCTCACACTCAACACCAGATCAATCATGCCAGAGCCATCAGGCTTCAGCCGAAAGACCTTGTAGCGACCGCCGCCCAGCGAGGGCGGCAGATCAATGGTCAGGTAGTCACCCTTCTTGACGCCTTGCACATCAACCACTCGCGCAGTAAGGGTGGGTTCTAAAACCTCGTCGGCATTAATTGCCCCCCCAAGGCGTGCGGCGCCGGTCTTGCCTGCCCCGATCTCAGCACCGACAAAGGGGGAGGCAAAGGCCCCGTAAACGATGCCACCGTCAGCCAGAATCGCGGGATCGCCAAGGCGCTGTACTGCCAAGGCGTCCATGCGATCAGCCAAGACTCGAAAGCCACCGACCATTACTGGATCAACAACGCGTCAGCGAAGCCGCCAGACGCGTCACCTAGCAGCTTGCCGAACGGTACAGAGTCTGCCGTGCCATCGGCCACCAGGCTGCCCGCCAACAGGCTGACTTTAGCCCCGGCCTTGAGAGCGCCCGTGACAGGTAAAACCCAAGAGCCGCCAAGCACTCCAGTAAAAAGCTGCCCCTTAGCCGTATCGTCCAAGGGAACCACCACCAGACTACCGATAGCCACCGGCACACCACTGGTAGTTCCGCCAGTAGGCGACGTGAAAGAGCGCTGCAAGCCAGCGCCTTGGTAATTTTTAGCCATCGTTCAGTTCTCCAGAACGCAAAAACAACAAACCCCGCACTTGGCGGGGTTACTTGGAACCGCAGAATTTACTTGCCAGCGGCGCTGTACAGGCCACGGAAGTCAGCAGGCGCCACACCAGCATCAATACGCACCTTGCTGGCCACACCATCGACGCTGAAGCCGTTTTGCTGCTCGACATACGGGGTGTCAATACCGTTGAGGTACGCCACCTCAATGGTGTCGCTACCCTGCTTAGCAGCCATGTACCAGGCCGTTGCCGACGCGTCATCAAGGCGCGGCTCACCGATCACTTTAGCAAAGCCGCGGATTGGGTTGATGATGCCAGAGTTAGCATCAGCGCCCGGCACAGAGGCCGAGTTGATAATTTGGTTGGCCTTGTCTTCCAGGGCCACCGGGGTCAGCACGTAGGCAGGGCGAATGTTCAAGGTGCGAGGCTTGCCACCTTCAACCTGGGTTTTTTGCGAAGCCATTGCAGTCTTGCCAGCGATCAAGCTGGCAATGGACAGCTCAGACGCCGGACCGGCCGCGTTGTTCTTACGCGAAGCGTCGAACAACGACTTACCGTCGCGCATCTTCGGCGGACTGGTCAGCACCGCGTAAACCAAATCGCCGATGGTCGCGCGCGCTGCCTGGCCCATCTTGTAAGGCACGTCACTCAACATCGACAGGTCATCGTTGATGATCGCTTGACGGGTGATCGAAAACAGCTCGCCGTAGGTGGCCAGCGTGATCGGCTCGCCGCGATCACTCAGGGTGATGTGTTTGTACTCGGCGCCCGGGCGCACTTCGCGCAAGCTCGGGAACTCGCCCAATCCGACACGCGAAGAGGTTTTGAAGTCGCTCAACTGGCCTTTTTTGGTCCAGAGCTGGAACGTCTCCGGGGCTTCTTCCCAGCCGGTCAAAACCGACTTTCCGGCGATATCCAACAGGATTTGCCCGAAGTCGCTGGAGCTGTGAGTAAAGGCCATGCCGACCATCTGCATCGGGTTGAGCGTCGCCACCAGAATGCCACGCTCGGTCAGGGAGGCACGCGCCAGCTCGTTCAGGCGCATATGATTGAGCCCGTTACTGGCTTCGATTTGGGCAATGCCGATACGCGCCTCCAGGGACGCACGCACCGAATCGCCAACCAGATTGCCGTTGGAAATATGACCGTGCAGGCCCGGAATATTGGACGGTGTGGACTGCTCGCCCAACTTAGCCAGCAGCTGCGTTCGGGCACTTTCAACAGTGCAGGTCATGTCAGCTACGCAAGCCTGCAACAGCTCAGCATGAGCCGTCGCAAAACCGCCGAAAGCGGCAGTGATGCCGGTACGGCGCACGCCTTCCTCGGCAATGACCTGGGCGCGAATCTGATCAGCTGACAAGGAATTTGCCGGAGCCGGTGCAGGCGCGGGTGCTGGAGCCGGGGCCGGGGCCGGCACTTGGTTACGCGGGTTCATCAGGCTGTTAAAAGCTTCTGGCGGCATGTGTTCAAACTCCTGCATGCGTTTCGATTTGAGTTGTGCGGCAGCTACCAGCGGATCAATCAACTGATCAGCAAAGCCGGCTGCCACCGCCTCGCTGCCATCCATCCATGTTTCATCCTTCAAGAGCGCGTGGATTTCCTCCGCGCTCTTGCCGGTCTTGCTGACGTAGGCCTGGACCAGCGTTCCTTCAACCTTGTCGAGCAGGTCGGCATAGCGGCGCATGTCGTCCGCATCACCACCCTGCGCCCCCCAGGGCTTGTGGATCATCATCATCGCGTTGGTAGGCATGTAAACCTTGTCGCCTGCCATCGCGATCACGCTGGCCATTGAAGCCGCCAGGCCGTCGATGTACACATCTACGCGGGCCGGGTGAGCCTTGAGCGTGTTGTAAATCGCCATACCGGCAAACACATCACCACCGGGCGAGTGAATGCGTAGATTGATTTGTGACACGTCACCACAGGCCGCCAGATCCTGGGCGAACTGCTTGGCGGTAATGCCCCACCCGCCGATCTCGTCATAAAGCAGAATCTCGACACTGCCGCGTGCCATGGCGCGCATCGAGTACCAACTTTCCACTGGCTGGTTGGCGGCCGTGATCACGGACGAAACCGACGACTGAACCGACGCCATGGGCATCATCAGTGGCGGGGTTTCACGCTTTCTCTTTTTCGCTTGATAGGTCTGCATTGAGAGTCACTTTCCCGTAGAACTTGTGATAGGCGTCGGAGCTGAAAACCAGCCCTTTCGCCCGGTTGCTTTCGATTTCCGCCTGACGCGAACGCTTAAGCTCTTGCGGGTTGCGCCCACGCGCTCGCGCCACCTCGGCCTCATCGGAAAACCCAGCCTCAACCAGCAAGTTCCAGGCGTTGGCCTCATGCACTGGATTAATCCAGGGCATCACCGGTCCCTGATAGACCGCGCTGTAAACCGAATCCATATTCACGTCGCCCGGCGGTACGAGTACGCCGCTGACCAGCGCCATTTCGATAAAGGCCCGGTAAACCTTGCGCGACCAGTAGTCGATGAACTCATGTTGCAGCAGGTCATAACCCAGCTGTGACTCCACCAGCTCCTGACGCTGGGCCGAATAAGTGCCGGTATAGCTTCGGGTAGCCGTGGAGTAACCAACACGCGTGCCCGCTGCTACAGCCCGCAACTGACCGTTGCGGAAGCTCTCCACAAACTGGCTGGGCCGGTTGCTTTCGATCATCCCAACGTCTTCGCCGGGCAATAGCCCGTCAAACACCATGCCTGGGGCAATCGGAATACTTCGGGCACCGGTGGCCTGGCCGTCCTTGCCGGCAGTCGTAGGCGCAACCACGTAGTCGTCGGTTGAGCCCTTCTTAATGAACATCGCCAGGGCTGCGCTGATACGGGCGGCAATGCGCTCGCTTTCCTCGTAGTCCTTGATATCTGCCAACCGCGTCAGCACTGCGTGCAGCAAGGGCTGGCCACGGTTCTGCCCGATCCGCTTGCGGTATGCGATGTGCAACATCCGATCAGCGGGCACAAACTTGGTATCCGCCGACATGCTGAAGCCTAAGGTGCTGCCTGGGTGACGCTTCAGCAGGTTGTAACCGGTGACCCGGCGCCAGGCGTCCCGCGTGATCCCCTGGCAAATCCCTTTCGACTCGTCGTTGTAGCTCCAGGGCAGATAATCCGGCTCCAGCAACTCCAAGGTGAAAGGGACTTTGTGCAAGTGCTTAAAGTTTGGCACTTTGCCCAACAGCTTCTGGGCCAGCGCCTCACCATCGCGCAGCCAGGTGCGGCACACCAGGCGTTCCATTTGCGCCCGAGTCAACTCCCCCGAGGTTTCCGGTCGCAACGACCACTCGGCCCACAGGTCTTTAATCTGGGCCGCGAACGCCAAGTGAATATTGCCCGCGTGGTCCAACGGCAATGGCTCAACAGCGATACCCGCGCCCCCGACTACACGTTCTTCCAACCGGTCATAAATACCGGTAACAAGATCATGATCCTCGTCCAGTTTGCGGGCCTGGCCGCGCAGCGATTCCGCGTCACGCTGCAACGAACTGTCAGCGCTTCGGGTTTGTCGCTTTGCCTTGTGTGTGCGGGTGACTTCAGCAGCCTCAAACGCTTGAATGCCACTACGTGCCGCCAGGCGCCGTAACCCAGCACTCGGGCTAACCGCCGCAATACAGCGGTCGAGGAAGTTCAACGAAAGTCAGCCAGGGCATAGCCCGGACTGCCTTGCGCGGCGGCGCGCTGGGCGTTAACCCGCCGCTCCCATTCGCGTCGCCCTGCTTGGATTTGCGGCAGTTCGGCCATGGTGTGGGTCCGGCCATTAAAAATGGTCGTTTTACCCAGCAGAATGGCGGCCTCTGCCTCCAGATACTTGTCCAGCATCTCCTGCGCGTTTATAGCCATCCGTTACTTTCCACGTTATGCCAGTCGCCAGGGGCGTCGGCTTGAGTTGATGAGGGCTCAGGCCGCGCCGACTCAATCGGCGGCTCTGATTCTTCTGGCTCGTCCACATCCGGCACTTCAGGCACCTCCCACGCACCCGTGGCGGGAACAAACTGAGCCTCTAAAGCCAGCTGCTCCAGATCCAGGCCGAAACGCTCCTGACTGATCCGCAGAGCGGCCAGTGCGTACACAAAACAGTCGAGAGCTTCGTTTCGGCGGCGGCCGCTGGTCCAGCGCTGAACCCGGCGGCCTTTGGAGACCACCCATTCTTTACGCTCGCTGGTCAGCTGCTTCATTTCGTCTTCGTCACACACCAGCTCGTTAAGCGGCAAGTGGATGCACTCAGGCACCGGGCGGTCGCCGTCCGGTTCGATTTTCAAGCGGCTGTAGATCAGTTCCTTGGCGTTGTCCGTGCCTACCTCAGTGAGGTACACCCGGTCGCCCTTGGTCTTTTTCTTCGGAAAGGTGGCAATCTTCTTGCCGTAGGTCGCAGCGCCGAACACCGGGATAACCCAGGTGACGCCGTGCTTTTTACTTTCCTTACGCACTTCGTCCGAGTAGTGGCCGCCGGAGTCCCAGCACCAGCGCTCTACACGCATTAGCGTGCCGTCTTCGCGGGTGAACTGGCGGCGGATTTCTTGACCCACTTTCTTACGCAGCTCAACGCTTGCAGGGTCGCCAGTCAGCACCCAACGGTGAATCAACCACGCTTCCTCACCGGCGCCGAATGCCCATACACGGCCCTCATACCGGTCATCTTGCGTATCAATCCCACCGAACAATGCAACGCCACGGGCGGGCACCTTCAGGTAGTTACTGCGCCGTTTGGCCAGCACTTCCCATTCCAGTTTCTCGCCTTGATCCTCTTCCCAGGCTTCGCCCAAGGTAGTGTTGATAAAGGTCTTGAGCTTTCCCCGGTCCTTGCCGACCTTCAGCCATTCACTGACCACCGAAGCCCAGGTAACGAACTCGGAATACACGGTCCAAATGTGGAACGTGACAGATCGCGGCGTAGTGATCGGCTGATCATCAGCAGAAAACCACTCCATGCCGTCGCGGGTCCAAATGCCTTGGCGCTCGCAGATGTAGCGCCCAGTAACTGACGCCTGGATCATTTCGTGGTACTCAAACGAGCAACCGTTACCGGACTCGCACAAGTACCAGGCCTTTTCTACCTGGCCATACCCATCGAGCCGCCAGCGCATGCCGTAAGGCTTGTCGAAGGCGCCCCACTTCAGGTGCTGTTCTGTGCCGCAGCATGGGCATTTAATGTTGAACCGCAGGAAGTGCGGCGATTCATCGGCCGCGCGGCTGATTTGGCAGCCCTCCCCAACTGACTCGTCGTCCTCACCGCCGGCAACGATCACCCCAGGCGTTGATCCGCGAATCGACTTAGGGAACGTTGCACCCTCAAGGCGCTTATCCCCCAGCATTGTCGGGGAGCCTTCCCCCTCAATATCGGCGTCGAACTTCGACAACTCGTCGTAAATGACTTCATCCGGGCTTTTCTCCCGGTAGTTGCGCGCGGCTTTGCCACCCAGGC